GACTTTGACGTAGGGGCGCGATTTGCCGACTCCTTCTTCAAGGGAGGCAAGGAAAACACCCTAATGCTAGGCAACCACGACGTAAGAGCATGGGACTTAGCTGAGTCCACAGATGCCGTTAAAGCCGATTTGGGGCAACGAATGGTTAAGGACATACAAATGGTGGCAAAGAGGAACAAAGCCTCTCTAATCCCCTACGATAGCCGCCTAGGGGTTGTTTCTATTGGCCATTTGAACGTAGTTCACGGCTTCCACACGGGAATGTCAGCCTGCGCCTCCCACTCCCGCATCTACGGCAACGTAGTTTTCGGCCACTGCCACAGCATAGAGTCCTATCAAACCCCCGGTTTGAAGCCACAGGAAGCCCGCTGCATAGGCTGTCTCTGCGACCTCAACCCCGGCTACGCCAACAGGAAAACCGGAAAACTCCGCTGGAGTCACGGCTGGGTGTATGGCTGGGTAGAAGACGACGGAAGCTATTCCATCTTTCAAGTGCGCGGCATCAACGGCAAATTTCGCGCTCCCACAAACATAAAAACCTACTAATGAAAACAAATCCTTGGACTGAGATGGACAAGCTAATGGCAGAGGAAACCGTTTCCCGTAAGGACGGGTGGTTTTCCATGCAAGACTTTATGGACAACTACAAATGCCCCAGAACCACAGCCCGCTCACGAATTGAGGCTTGGCTTGCCCTAGGTGCGCTTGAGAAGAAAGCTGGAGTTGTCGCTGACGGGAAAAGAGGCACCTATTACCGCTACGCCAAAAAATAATGCACCACACACTAAACGCCTCAGTTCCTCAGCACCTCTATGGACTGGTGGACCAGAACATCCTACGAGGTTCCATTGAGGAATCCGCCTGCTTTGACCGCTGCGTCATCTTTGGAGTTACCTCCCTCCCATCCCGCGCCCTCCACTTCTCCATAATGACAGAAGTGGGTAGCCAGTGGGCCAGAATACCCCTACACAAACTGCGGCATACAGAACCAGAGGAGAACGGCCCTAGGCATGAACTCCCACAACTCCAGAGCTGGGACTGCCATGGATGGGATTTCTCGGTAACAGCCTACGAATACCTACGGGAGATGGGCTGCTCCTACCGCACAAGGGACGGCATCATGGTCCCGGCCTCCTATTGGTTCACCCTAGACCACACAGACAACGGCTATTCCCAATATCCCCCAGAGCATAAATGCTATCATCTGCTCCTATTGGAAGACGGCTCAGGCCAAATTGCGGCTCAACCCAACAACCGTATCCTTTGGAATGATGACTCCTTCGTCCATCCCAACCCAGCCACTCTTATGGAGTATGCTGTAATGCCAGACGAAACATGGCACGCTGAACTTGGCCGCAACGCCGACCTCAATACTTTTTGTAATGGTGTTAAAGAATAACATTTCAGTGCTGCCCACCTGACGAGGTGGGGGCCATACTGAGGATGGGAGTTTGAGCCTCCCTTACAAAATCTATGAACAACACATCCCCCAACTACCCGCTCTATTGGTTTAAGAACCTACCAGAAAAGGTAAGCGTCTTAGTTCAGCTAGACGACAAGAGGCTCATGGAGCTACCTAAAAACTACAAGTTCAGGATGCTAAGCGTGGACAAAGAACTTACCGCCCATTGTGAAGTGGTGGGAGGAGCCAATTGCGGCCTCCAATTCTACCTGAGCGGGAACGGGATTAGCGTGATGGAGCCTGCCGATTGAGGTTTCGATTGTCCTCTTCCATTGCCAGTTTAAGGGCAAAAGAGTTTGCAGCAGAACTTTTAATGAACTTGTCAGCATCATACGCAGCCGCAGCATAGGCATTGGCGGTAGATGGATTGACGTAGAGAGCGTAAATCGTGTTGTAACGCTGCTCATCAACAAGTTTTTTAACATTGTCGAATGCGGTCTTGAAAAGAGTGGCACCAGTGGCCCGTGATTCAAGAAGCCCCTTGGCTGATACTGCTGGTCTTACCAAATCACCAAAATCAGAATATTTATCACCAAGAAGCTCTCTTGTGTTAACAATACGCTCAAGGGGCTTAGAGAAGTTTTTCTCAAAGTTGGCATACTCTTCCTTGCCCATTAGTGTTTTCAATATATCGCGCCGTGCCGCACCATTTTCACCTTGGAAGAAGTTAAGGGCGTTCTTGCTGTTAATACGCTTCATTGCGACATCATCCGTCTTTGAGAACGTATCCCGCATAACCGTAGCCATTGCTGACTTTTTAAGGTCTTCAAGAACATTGGTTCGCCCACTTGTTTGTAAAGCATCAACAAATTGGCCAACAACAGATGGGCTCATTGAGAACAAGCTAGCAACCCATCGTCCATTCTGAGATGCGTCCTTGCTCAAACCCATGTTCATGTTGCCAAGAAGAGCAACAACGGGGTCTTGTTTGGCCAGAATTTGAGCTTCCTCAATTTCTCCAGCTTTGAAATTAGCAGCCTTGGCTTCTTTGCTCATACGAGCAGCCGCATTAGCCCGATTCTTCACATCATTGGAGATAAGGAAGTCTTTATAGGCTCTATCATAAGCGGTGCGAGCAGCAGCAGCCCCTTCTCCAAGATTCTTTCTATTTTGGATGTATTTGCTGAATTGATCGGAGGTCATTCCGCCTTCTCCACCAGCAGAGGATACGCGGGCAAGTTGTCTAATGTCTTTGGCACTACCCAAATCTAGCAATTCAACCGGAAACTTACGCTGTCTCAGTTCATCCAACGTGGTGATTAGCTTTGGAAAATCAACGATTTTGGCCGCACTATCCTGCCCCTTGCCGAAATTAAGACTATCCTCGACCAGTGTATCGCGTATTGCGCCCAAGAAGTCTTTCTTGAAGCGATTGGCTGCATTCAGAGACTTACTCCCTCCCAATCCAGTAATTGCATCCGCGTAGGCATTAACCTCATTCAGAATTGGAGCAACCGTCCCCTCTTTCTTCATCAAAGAAAGAATACCATTCATGTCTCCCTCCGCGAGAAGTTCAATTACATTGCTTTTCTTTGCGCCATACACAGCCGCCGCCTGAGCATTGGTGAGTTTCCAAATCTCTGACTTAGCTGGAATGTTCTTAGCGATATAGGAATCCGCAGCTTCCTTTATGATGCCATAGCTGCTAGAAGCTACCCTATTGGCATAATTGGGGTCTTTTGTTACTTCTGTTAGTTCTCGGACAAACGAATCCCTAAACTTGCGATAGCCCTCCAGTGAGATGACTCCGCTTCCCGTTGGGTCTAATGTTTTGAGACTTGCTCCAAGAGCGTTTATAAATTCAGTTTTGGCAATATCGCCCTCAAGCCCAAGTCCCTTGGCTGAAGCCTTGGTTGCGCTCTTAACAATATCCCCAACGGAAACAACTGGGTCATTTAAGCCGATATTGAGATTGGCGTAAGCTCTGTCCAAACCGGCCTCAACAGAGTCCTTGGAAGCCCTAGCAATTGAACGCAAATTGTCCATGCTTGCCCCATTGACCACTGTGCCAATCCTCTGCGATACGCCGCCAAAAATGCGTTCCAATCCCTGATCGTAAACATACTTGTCCTTAGCGGCGGTCATTGCGGCATCCTTGGCATCCGCCCTCAATTTCAAAGCATCTGCCCGTTGTGAAGCAATGGCTTCAGCGGCTTGTCTTTCAAGCCTTATAGCCTCATCCCTAGAGGTCCGAGCCAATGCTTGCAAGCTGGTTAGCTGGCCAACGTGAGGTGATAGCTTTCCTGCAATTTCGGCACTATCCTTAGCCCCCTCATACGTCTTGGCCAACATAGGCCCAATTTCCACGTCTAGGTTGTTCAGAGCCTTAATAGCAAACTCATTACCATCGCGGATGACTTTGGCTTCAAGGCCGGTATAGTCAGGAAGAATCTCGGAAAGCATAACACTTCCACCACCACGACTTAAAATCAAATCATCACGACCAATCTTGGCTGTTTGCGCCTTAGCATTCTTGCTTCCTGCAAAACTTGAAAACGATGCTAAGCCAACAGGAAGTCCAAAACGTAATGTTGCTTCTTCAACAGAAGAAGGCTTCTTGACCTCTCCTTCCTGAATAAATCTACCCAACTCGGATGAGCCAACATTGACGGCGGAGCTTGCTAGAAAGTTGGAAACAGCGGGCAACATTCTTGGTGCAAGCCTAGTTGCTGCAGTCATACCCATAGCACCCGCTGCACCCATTTCCCGTGGTGAGTATTCTGAGCGAGTTCCCTGCATTTTCTCCATTCCTTGAGCACCTGCTTCAGATAAGAAAGAAGATACCAGCCCAGTTCCAACGGTGGGAATGAAACCCGCGCCACCAGTAGCAAGCCCCGCTGCAACCGGAACACCGTAACGAACGATGTTAGGGCCATATTCAGGCTGAATCGGAGCAGACATACCCAGTCCACCCATGCCACCAGCGCGAGCCGCTGCCGCCATCATGGGAGCATATTGATTTGCCTGTGATTGAGCAGCTACGGGAGCAGGCGCGGAAGTGGGAGCTGAATCAACAGCAGATGCGGGAGCTGATTGCCTAGCGATAAATGCTCTGATTTCAGCCTCGGATGGCTCGCTTTCAGCATCAACCGTATATTCTCTTCCGTCAATTTTCTTGGTGTAGGTTGGCATTAGCGCGGTGTTATGGAGTTAATTACGGTGGGTAGTTTAATTTTCTTAACAGGCTGCCTCAGAGACTCGCCTAGTTGTTCATAGACACCACTATCAACTTGTTCATTAAATTTATTAACAACTGTTTGAATGACTCCACGACGAAATTCAGCAATGGTTTTAAGTGCTTTTGGACTTAATGTTGTTCCGCCAACAAAAGCAGAACGGAGATTCTTCATTTCAGCAGGCGTATCAAAACTCCGTGTTGTAAGACCAGCCGTAGCAATTGCTGACATCAAGTCTTTCCCTAGCATACTCTCGATGATTTCTGTATTCGCAACTTGGTCACGAGATTTTTCGTTTCCAAAAAGTGCTTTTATTTTGTCTATTCCTTGCGAAAGTTCTCCCGTGAAACCAACATTAACCTCTCCTTTATCCAGCATTGAAATTTGCTTGTTGATGCTTTCAAATTGCTGGACGGCTGAATTAGCGGTTTTATATTGATTATACAAATCTGGTGCAATAAGCGCGATATATGGATTCTGGAGAGCAGTTTGATCTATTTTTGAAAAAATGCCAGCAACCTCATTTGCATTAGGCTGTCTTCCGAATTTGTTTGCAAAAGCAGCAACTTCAGCGTCTAAACGCTGTTGCTGATAGGATGGCAATGGCGCTTGTTTATTGCTCAAAGCCATTGTTTTTGCTTCAGTCTCACGAATCTCGGAAGGAGCCCTTGCAGCGGCAAGAGCCTCTTGTATTGAACCACCAGCTTCAACCACCCGTTTAGTTAGTGCTTCTGGCGTGTCTGGCTGCATTGGCCGTCCCAGATAGAATGGCGCATTGGCCTGTGGTGGCGTCATTGCAGCGGCAATCCTTGTATTACGCTGCTGGGTTGCGGCATCCGTCAGGGCTTGCTGTTGGATGAAGCTCTCAATTGCCCGTGGTTTTTGCAGCAGTTTTTCCGTCTGGGTAACAAGTGCTTCTAGTTTACCAATAGGCATCCTAGGAAGTTCCCCAAGAGAAATACTCTCAAATGCTTCAGGGCGAATGGGAGCTTTGCCGCCGTAAGCTGAAGAATCAGCATTAAATTTATTCATCGACTGAATTGCTTCACCGATGTTGCTTCTTACCTGTGCCTCAAGGAAATCGCGCTTCTGCTTGTTTTGTTGATATTGCTGGATGCCACTACCGATTTGTTGGCCAAGATTGGCGAACATTTGGCCGTATGCTTGGCCGCCTGCTTGAATGCTTTGTGCAGCAGATTGCGCCCCCTGTGTGATGGGGGAGTAGTCAATGCGACCTAGGGCGGGATTTACGGAGCTTCCAATCATTGTGTTTAAGAAAGTTTAGGTGGATGAGAAGGCGGCAAGTTCTTCAATCATGCTGTTAACAGCTACGCCAGACATACGATAGCCGATGTCTTCAGTCAACAAGTCATAGGAACGGGTGACGCCGCCATAGACAGCGATGGCTTCAATGACTTCGCCGCCCTTAAAGCTATTCCCCGCATTGTAGTCCATCGAGCGTTCGCCTTCAATGCGGTGCATATCGCATACAGAGAAGTCCTTGCCATTATCGAGATAGAAACGATGGAAGCGTTCTGCTTCTGGGTTCTCAGCATACTCATGTTTAATGAGCACTTTAACAGGTTCACCGGAGAAGCCAATGACGCTATCACCGGAGCGGATGTCCTCGATGGCCACTTGGCCTTCTGGTGTATCAATAAGTTCGCCCTCTGGAATACATTTGAATAATACTTTTGTGGATAAAGCTCCACCAAGAATGGAACCAAGCCCACCTGCAATACCGGAAGTTTTTGTAGCAGAGGCAGACGCTTTAGCAGCATCCATTTGAGCTTTAGCAGCAGTTTCAGCAATGCTCTTATTGGTGATGTTAGCTTGATTGGCCAACGCCAAGTTAATACCCGTGTCTGGATTGTAAGTTGTGGGGGTGTTGAACGTCTTGGCCAAGTCCAGAGCATACCCTTGCTGTTGAGCAGCGGTTTGACCGGCATTGCTCTGTTGACCTAACAGCATAGCCGTTGGGTCATACGCCGCGCCACGATAGCCTTGAGCCAAGTTGAGGGCATAAGCTCTATTGGCTTCAGAAGTAGCCGAGTCAGCTTGTCCAATTAGACCAAGGTTAGCAATGTTCTGCTGTTGCTGATTGGCGGCAAACAAACGATTCTGAGCGTTCAAATCCATACCCGCAGCTTGATTGGCGAGGGAGAACTGATTGGCCGCGCCCTGATTGGCCATAGCATACTGAGCTTGTAGCTGAGCATTTGTAAGCTGGCCTTGATTGCCAGCCTCAGCTCGGAACATACCCGCTTGATTGAGTGCAGCTTGGTTAGAGAGATTGGCTTGATTCTGGGCTCCAGCCCCGAATTGACCTGCCTGATTAAAGGCCGCTTGGTTGGCTAGGGATGCTTGGTTTTGAGCCCCAGCACCAAATTGAGCAGCCTGAGAAATGTTCTGGGCGTTCTGCAATTGAGCCTGATTGAAGGCAGATGCGCCAAATTGCCCAGCTTGTGAGCCCAGCAAGGCATTTTGCAACTGAGCTTGGTTAAACGCTCCAGCCCCAAATTGGTTGGCTTGGGATATGTTCTGAGCGTTCTGGATGGCCGCTTGGTTGGCCGCACTAGCACCAAATTGACCGGCCTGAGAAGCCAACTGAGCATTTTGTAACGCAGCCTGATTTGCAGCGGTAGCCGCAAACTGACCGGCTTGATTGGCTGCATTAGCACCAAACTGAGCAGCTTCAGCACCCAAACCAGCGGTAAATTGACCAGCTTGATTGGTGGCTTGAAGGTTGGCCAAGGACAAGTTTTGGCCAGTCTGTTGATTGGCAAGAGCAGCTTGAAGCGCGGCCTGTTGGTTGGCCTGTTGCAGACCAATTTCCTGCCCATATAGACCTGTGCCAAATTGACGGTTAGCTGAAAGGTCTTGGGTATAAACCTGATTGAGAGCGACAGCTTGAGCCAAGTCTTCAGCCTGACGTTGACGCATTGCCCCAGAACGTGCCGCAGCCTCAGCAGCAATGGCTGGATTGCTCATCTCAATGCCACGCGCAGCATAGGCTTCGCGGGTGCCTTGCTGAATGTTCCTTAGTTCTTCAGGGGAAAGTTGACCTGTGCTAGCGGCAAATTCTGCCGCACGACCACCAAGGAGTTGAGCAGCTTGGCTGGGACCAGCCTGCAAAGCCTGAGAATAGAGCGATTGCCCAAGTTGACCACGGGCCAAACGCTCGGCCTCCGTCTGCATACCAGCACCAGCCTGAGCAGCTTGATAGCCTTGTGGGGTGTAGCCTTGAGATTGATAGCCTTGTGATTGGGCCTGTGCAGCGTCATAGCCCTGTGATTGAGCCAGAGCGGCATTGTAGCCTTGCGACTGTGCCTGTTGAGCATTGTAGCCCTGAGACTGCGCTAGGGCCGCGTTATAGCCTTGTGCGGAAGCCTGTGCGGGATTGTAACCCTGAGCCCCAACTTGTGCGGCGTTGTATCCACCTAGACCTACTTGCGGAGCACTACCCAGCAAAGAGGCTTGGGCTGGATTGAATTGAAGATCGCCAAATTGTTGAGCGTTAAAAGCCGCCGTCCGCATTGGAGCATAGGCATCAGGAACTCGCCTCAAATCCTCGGCCCGCTGCAAACTTCCCTGAATCTGTGGATTTAGCTGATTGTAGGTGGCCGCAAGTTGGGGAGCCAAAGCAGCAACATCCGCCGCTCCTGCTGTTCGTAGGGCAGTATTTGCCGCCGTCTCTACGCCACTCGTAACACCAGCAGATTGTCTTAGAAGATCGAGACTACCACCTTGGGTAGTTGTAAATTGAGGCGTAAGACCCTCGGCGTCAGCAGCAGCCTTAGCGTATTGCTCAAGACTTCCATATGTCTGAGCATAGCCGGGGTCATTGTTGAAATTATTGAGGATGTCGGGACGAGCGGCAAGAAACGCCTGAACATTAAATTGTGGTGCGCCAGCCTGAAATTGGCTAAGGTCTCTAAGTCCCTGAGCACCCAATTGAGGACGTGCCGCAGCTTCGGCTCCAAGGAGGGCTGTAAGCGTTTGTGGATTGGCTATGCCTGCAAGATAGTCACGGGTAGCTTGGCCGGGGTCAAAGCCAAATGGGTTAGCCGCAGGAGCGTTAACCGGGACTTGCCCCATGTCTGGTTCATACTCGCCTGTCTGTGGGTTGTAAGGCATAAAATTAGAGGGAAGAAACTGCGTAAACGCTTGCTGTGGTGGAGCCGTAGGAATAGAGCGAAACAACCATTGCTTGCCCAGATGTTAGAGAAGCGGGGAATGTGCCACCGGCAGATGTCCACGCCGGCCAAGTAGTGTTAATGCTTCCACCCGTATTGTTCTTTAGGGCCACAATGTTTACTTGGCCGCTATCAATGCCAGAAAGTGCAAACGTGCTATTACCAGCAAGTTCAATTTTGGCATTACTTGCAGCCGCAAGATTGAGGGTGATGGTTCCGCTCGTGGGGTAGCCAAATTCAGGAACCAAATCAAGCAGCGTAATGTTGGCGATGCTAGCAATGACATTACCCGTAAGTGGACCCGTAAAACTACCCGCAATAGCTCCGGTTCCCGTAATGGTCGGTGAGGTTAACGTCTTGTTTGTTAACGTCTGGCTTGCCGTTAGTTGAACAATGTCTGAATTGGTTATGCTCGCAATCTTGGTGGCTGTTGCTGCATTACCCGTAGTGCTACCGCTAGAGCCTGTAACTGAGCCCGAAATGGGGTTGGTGACGGTGAGGCTACCAAGTGTGCCAACGCTTGTCAGGCTTGAAGCTGTTACGCCTGAAGCCAACGTCGAACCGCTTAGTGTTCCAGCTGGAGCAACAACAGCCGCAGTGGTAATAGAAGTTGTTAATCCCTTGGCGTTAATCGTAATGACTGGAATTGCGGTGGAGCCTCCTGTTGTTCCAGCCGTTGCTACGGTTGCCAAGGTGCCAGCCGCCGTTACGTTACCTGTGCCATCAAAACTAGGCGAGGTGTAGGCAAGATCACCAGTAATTGAGATGGTTCGCGCTGTTGCAAAAGCCGTTGCCGTTGAAGAGTTACCCGTTACATTACCTGTAACATTACCCGTTACAGCTCCCGTAAGGGGACCAGAAAACGCTGTGGCAGACACCGTTCCGCCGCTTGTCCAGCTAGGGCCACCCGTGCTTATTTTGGCTGGGGTGATGCCACCGTCCTTAACAATGATGGCTCCACTTGAAAGTTGAGTGGTGGTGCCGTCAACCGCACCAGATACAAACGTAGCTGCATCCACCAAGTTATTGAGGTTGGTTGCACTAACTTGCGTGTCGGCAACAATCGTTGCTCCTTTGGATAGAATTGCCATGTTATGAGGCTTGTGTTAACGCTCTGAAGGTGGGTGATGCTGTGAGCTTTACTAAGCGCAACTTGGGTCGTCCAGCAGTCGGAGTATATCTAAGTTGCATTCCGTAAGCCCGAATGTTGCCGATTCTACCACGCAGGGATGCGTCTTCACCAACGGCAAGGACTTCACCAAGGATGCCTGATACGGTGCCAAGCTCAAATTCACTATCCAAATTCTCGGACACACCTTCAATTAGGGCATCAGAGTTGTTGGTTTCACTAGATTCAGTATGGATTTCAAAGCTGTTGAACTTCTTACGTTCTGGGCTTTGGAATGTAAACTCACGGGTTAACGCTTCGGATTCAACGTGGAAGAACTTGGAGGGAAGGCCGGGGAAGGTGTAGATGTTATCTACGTCATCAACGCGGGACTCCACCTCATTGATGCCGCCAAATCGGTTGATGGCAAAGAGTCTATTAACGCCACCAGCACTAGAGGTAATGAAGTTGGCTACGTCCCAGCCTTCTTGTTCAATCAAATCAATGCTTTCCCAGCCTTGGTTGAGCAAGTTGTAAACCAATATGGCATTGTTGTAGATGGATGCGTTTAACGGGATGGCGATGTAGTAGCGATTGTTGTGATAGATGGCTACCGACTTGTCAGCATACTCCTTGTTGATTTGGCGAATGATGGGGTCAATTGGGTCAGACAAGGGTAGTCCTGCTCCGCGAAGATTATAGAGGTCGCCGAAGGCTGTTGCGTAAACACCGTTGTCTGAAAGGAAGAAGATTTGATTGGCAATGGTTACAACGGAACGACGAGCAACAAGCCCAGCTTCGCGTGTAATTTCTTTGAGTGTAATGTCCGTCAGGCTACCCGAAAGTCCGCTAAGAAGATGAATGCTATTGCGATTGAGAACCACAGCATTGTCGTCGGTGAACGGGTGGACATACTGCAAATAGTCAGCAATGCCTGCTGTAACCTTGAACTGATTCTGGATTTGGTCATAGGTGTCTGAATCAAAAATGTCGGAGAATATCAACTCATCCCTGACGTTGCGGCTAGTAATTGTTTCGCTGCCAGATGTTCCCGTAGAGGTGTAGTAGTAGGGTGCAATGATACGACGTTGGTGATAGACTCCCCACGGGGGCGCGGGCATGTGAACAAATCCAATCCCCTGTGACTGAGCCACCGAATAAATAACTTTGTGGCTTGAGTGATCTGCAACTTGGGCAAAGAAAGTGAACGTATTGGCGTTAGGAACAGACGCAATAGTGTAACCAGTCCCGTTTTCTACTAGTGGAGTTGTGCCATTATCCACCACAAAAATCTGTCTGCCAACGGAAAGACCGTGAGCCGTTTCAGTTACAGTTACTACGCCATCCGTTATCACCGTATTGTTGTTGCTATCATAATACGTTGTGTTGGCATGGGTGCCGTTTGCCACCTTAACGAAGGCTGGGCTACCCGTAACAACGCCGTTCCAAGATAGGGCTGTAAGTCCATCTCGAAAGATGAACACCTTGTTGAACGCCTGAATCATCTCAACGTCATCCGTTATGGTGATGCCGGATGGATAGGCGATGTTAGTTGTAGCTGCTGTCGCGCAATTAACCGCAATGGCCCTAGAATTAAGGGCAAGGATAAAGTATTCGTCGTTATCATCCGAGGGGTCGGAGAACAAACAAGAGCCATAGGCATTGTTAATGTTGCTGCTCAGAAGAGGAGCCCCGGCAAAGTTGCTTCCACCAATTGAATAGGTTTCGCTACCCGTAGCACCTGTAATGGTAAATGTAAATGTTGTTGAACCTGTTACGGTGATTGTGCGATTGCCATTGGGGTCAACAGTTCCAGTAAGCCCAGCGATACCCACTTGCGTGCCTGTAATAAACCCATGTGCAACGGAGGTTGTAATTGTAACCGTCGTTGTGCTGCGAGTCGCGCTAGAAATAGTGCGATTGGTCCAAACGTAGAACGGAACAATCAACGCTTCGCCGCTATTACCAAGCTGGGGCCCAAAAGCATTAGACCCTTTTCGGGGTTGCCAAGCACCGTCAATGTCCATGCGTCCATTGATGGACACAGCAAGCTCGCCAGACTTTAATTGATCGGGGCGCAACCGGGCATTGATTCGTGAGAATCCAATGTCCACCTCATCATTGAACTGACTGTCTTTTTCGCCAAAAGTGTTATAACGAGCCATTGGCCTATCATACCCTACTGTGCCTTAGCACAATTAGGAACAGGACTTACGTTTGCCGTAGGCCGCTTTGCCAAAACCGTCATAGTCCTTCTTCTTGTTCTCTTTCTTCTCGTGCTTAATCATCTGCTTGCGTGACTTGTAGTTTTCGTTTTTCATAAAAAGATATTAGCACGACCATGCTTTTCGGCTCCAGTAGTTTGCCGATAGTTTGTTAGATGTGCCCTTGATGCCACCGGAACGGGCGCAATAGGAGGCTTTACGGGCAGGCACGCTCTTCTTAATGGACATATTGGCGTCCCCAAAGCGTATGACTTTGGACTTACCATTGGCACAGGCGCGGACAACGGACTTCTTTCCGCCGCTAATGTCCCGCCTAGGGCTGTTACAGGGTAGCTTACGAGGGTTCATTCCTTCTTGTATTCCTTATGCCATTTCCAGATTAAATAGGCCAATCCCACCAAGCCGCCAATGATGCCGATGAGATGGTTAATTTGGCTTAGACCTAATGCTGCTGCCGCTGGGGTAGAGGCCACTAAGATGTCTTTCTCGTAGGAGTTCATCGCTTACGGGTCATTCTGTCACCAAACCACCAGCCTACACAATTGAAGGCCGCAAATTGCACTTCGTCCACCATGTCAGCTTGTTCAAAATCTGGAACATTGAAGAAGACAATGGTAACTAGGACAAGGAGAAGGAGGGTGATGGCAGGACGAAAGAGGGTGAGAACATTCGCCGCCCAAGGTGCGGTGTTTACAGGTGCAATCGCCGCATTTTGGCTGGCTGTAAACGCTTCCCATTGAGCCTTATCAGCCGCAATAGAGGCCATAGCTTTGGCCTTCTCTAGCTCTCGCTTGTGCTCTTGACTAGCCTTGTAGTTGTCAAAGAACCCGTTGCCGATTCTGAGCAGGACACCGAGTGCGCCGCCGCCCAGTGCGTTGGTAAGAAGATCGAGCATTGTTAGGCGGCTTTAGGGTTGGTAAGACGACGGAACAGAAAGTAGGGCAACCAGACCCACTTTGGAATCTTCGTCACCTTTACGTTAGTGCTTTCAATAAACGGCATTTCCGCATCCCAGAGCTTCACCCTAATAGGCGAGCCATCCGGCGAGGTGCAGCTAATTATAGACACGTTGCGCGTGGGAGCGCGGCCTTTGGTCCAATAGTTGTCATACTGACCAAGCTCAATTGTGCCCGAGATGGAGCACCCGTAGAGCGATAGCCCGTCAATCGAGCCTTTGGCGGTGATCGACCCTTGAACGATGCAATGCTGGACGACATAATCCTTGCCGCGCACGAAGTCTATGCTATCCTCCTGCGAGGCTGGAATAGTGAGACCTGACACGCATAGGTTCGATACGTTAGAGCCCTTTACGAGATCGTCGTAGTTTTCGGGATCAAGCGGAGCCTGCCACTCAGCCGCGTTCACCGTCAGCCCGTTGTCCTGCGGCCCAACGTAGCTGCGCCAGTTCGTGTCCGCCGTCCCGCTCATTCGGCTTTCGGTTCCTTTGGCTTTAACGCCTCGGCAAGCTGCTCCGCGCACTTGCGTAGCAAATCGTGGTCGTCGGCCTTTAATGGGGCTTGGCGGGCGGCTGCGTAGAGGTTCTGGAGTGCTTGTTCGGTGGTCATGTAATTAGACGTTTGTGGCTAGAAGGTAGTAGGTCGTTCCGCCGATGACGATTGTGACCTTGTGCGTCGAGGCGACGGCGACGGCTGTGGCGACGGTGTTGCCGATGGCAAGTGCTCCCGTGCTCGACAACGCCCCGGTCACGGCGAGGCCGGTGGAGGAGAAGGCCGCGATTACGGCACCGGAACCGCCGGCTTGAACGCGAAGCTCGTCAGAGGAATGATTGTAAAAAATTCCGCCTGCCGTTCGCACACCGGGACGAGAAAAACGCACCGCTCCATCGCTTGTCGAAGATGAATAGACTTGAATGTTTGCGGTTCCGCTTGGAGCTTCAAAAAGCGCAATATCACTTGAAAGCCATGTAGGTGGACTTGCTAAGGCACCGCTTGAAACGTGAAGATAATTTAATGTTGGTGCGGCCACCCCAACACCCAAACGACCAGTGGTGCTCAACGTCGTAAACGCGCCTGCCGCTGGGGTCGTCCCTCCCACCGTGCCGTTGATGTTGATTGAGGCCGTGCCCGTCAGGTTCGTAACCGTGCCGCTTGTCGGCGTGCCCAACGCACCATTGAACAGCACCGGAGCACCCGCGCTGCCCGTATTGACCGCCAGTGCCGTTGCAATGCCCGTGCCGAGACCAGACACGCCCGTGCTGATGGGCAGGCCCGTGCAGCTCGTCAGTGTCCCGCTTTGAGGCGTGCCAAGGATTGGCGTGACGAGGGTTGGAGACGTGGCGAACACCAGCGCGCCCGATCCCGTTTCGTCGCTAATCACACCGGCAAGTTCTGCCGAAGTTGTGGCTGCTAAAGCCGAAAGCTTGTCCGTCGTTACCACCAAGGTCTTGGAGGCCGGAATCGTTGTTCCGTTAAGCGTGGTGGTGCTGGATGATGATAGACTTGTAAATGCACCCGTAGATGGGCTAGAAGCCCCAATAGCCGTGTTTGTGAGCCCAACAGCGGAATAGTCGGTGCTATCCCCTACCACCGCTCCTGTGCGCCCGAACACGCTATGAACAGCGTCCGTCAAATCCACCTTTTCCCAAGCCGTGCCGTTGCTGATAATCCAGTCACCGACGCCAAACGTAATGCTAAACTGCGTGCCAGCCGTGCTTACAACGTAATAGTCGCCCTTGGTAGAAGCCGCAGGCGGGTCGTTTAAGGTTGGATTGTTTGTCGAAGCATTCCATGTCCCTTTGTAATTGACCGTGCCGCTAACAATCAGCGGGGGGGAATAGTTGATGATTTGGTCAAAAATGCCGGACATGGTTAAATGTAGTTGAGTTCGCTAATCGTAAACACACCCGTTCCGCTAACCGCAATGACTTTGGCGTTCTTTGCCCAGCCCGCGCTCCAAATGCCGCTGTTACCATCCTTGAAAATGTGGCCAACGGAAGTAGTGGGAGTAGAGCCATCAATGGTGAGACGCACATCTGCGCCTTCTAGCGTCCAATAGACATGGCTCGTATTAACATTAAGAGCTGCAACAATGAAGTTGGTAGCTGTTCCTCCAACCGAAAGCGTTCGCATGGATGTTCCGCTAACCGGAAGCACCTGCATTGGTCCGTTAACTATGCGTGAGTTTGACATGGTTAGACAGTGAATGGGGTTGCGTGAACCGAAGCATCCGTAGAAGCAGCGCGAATAAACTTAGCCGCAAGAGCCGTGCTCTTGTTCCAGAAAAATGGGGGCGTTAGTTTCTTAAACAAATGACCATTCGTAGCGGTGGGTGTGCTACCGTCAAAAGTCACCATAACATCGTCACCCTGAATATCAATTAGGATGTATTTCGTCTTGGACGAAGACCAGACATTCGTAAGAGCAACTGCCGCTGTGCTTACAGCAAGGCGTTCGTCGGCCTCCCCGGTTGGAGACGGATAGAGATTAACAACAAGGGAGTTATTCATTAGCGTGATTGTGTTGAAACGTAGGTAGAAATGCGGCGAAACAAGAAGTTGTTATTGCGCTGATTCTGGGCCTTGCTCAACTCTAGCATAAGGTAGCTCATGGCAATTTGTTCTTCGGCAATAGCCTTGTCAACCTGACCGTCCATACGAAGGAAATCGGCATAGGTAGCGTGGGCTGCATAGTGGAAAAACTCTAGTGGAATATCAACCGCAGCGGTGGTGTATGGACCGGGCCATTCCTTCTTGTAGCCAACCCAAAACCCAAGGTTGCCTGTCGCGTTGTTAATGACTGTCGCGCCATTGCTATCAACAAAGAAGTCGTATTCATAGGATGGGTTTGTGCCAAATGGATTGGCGTTCCAGATACGGTTGTAGTCCGAAATGTCGTCAATGGCAACAGGGGACACGGTGGCGGTGCCGCTATACGTCTCAACCCCTGTTCCGGATGCAAGGCTGTAAGTAAATGTGTCGTTACTTAGGTTGGTTGTTTCAATGCTTACAACTGTTTGAGTTCCATTGGGGCTAACCGTTCCAGTGAGCCCTGACACAACAACAGTCATTCCAGCAACAAAGCTGATAGAGGCCGTGCAAACGATTGTAACCGTTGTCCCGTTACGCGAAGCAGACGACGATGTTCTAATTCCAGCAACATGATCGTATTCACGGGCAATTAGATTATTTGTAGCTGGCCTCACCTGTGCGCCCACGATGTAACGCGGCCACGTTGGGCTGAAGTCATACGCCTCATACAAGCGACGATTGGCCATTGCCAACACTTTCGATTGTTCAAGCACAGTGAACGCATCCACGCCCGAAAGAGCTTGGACAAGTGCTAGCAACTCGGAATATGACTTGTTTTTCATTAAACTCTATTGGGGGAAAGTTCAGGCATCTTCTTGTTGAAGAATCGCATGAAATCTTTGCTGTGAACCGTCTCGTATCCGTATTTCTTTACAAGCCGGAAATACTCACGTCCCGGCATAACACCTATGCACTTCCCTAGGCCGGGAACGCTCTTGTGGTTTTTCATCACAGAGGCTTGTGCGCGAGCTACGTTGGTGCGCTCAAACTCCGTTGCCTTTTCTTCCGCAAGACTCTCTTTCACGATGTTGATAAGCTCGTTATCAATTTCTTCTTTGGAATAGGTTTTTGGTTTATTGATGATATTCATGCAAAACGAAATTGGCCACCCCAGTTAAGAGGTGGCCAAGTTTAACACAACTAAAAAGTTGGCTTAGGCGAGACTAACCAAGCGGAACTTAAACTTCACTTGACCAGCGGTGAGCTCGTTGAGCGAGTAATCCGTACCAGTCGAGACGTTGGGCGTGAACTTCAGATCAATGGTGTCGGCTGCGGTATAAACCTTGCCGTTTTCATTGTCGATGTAAGCACCCGTGTCAGCAACAAAAGTGATTTCTGTCTGGTCAACGTGCAGAGCCGCAGTTGTCAGAAAGCCATCATCGTCCGTGCCGTCGCCAACAATGACGTTCAGCTCATCGCCGCCGCCGCTGTCGTCGAACGCAGTCATCAGGTAGGCCGAGACATCCGTAACCATCGTCCCAGCAGGGATGACGTATGTGAATGTCTTGGTCGCGTTGTCAGCCAAAACGCCAGCATTAGCAACCGAGAAGGCGGAGAAGTCGATAACAAGCTCGTCGGTCATCCCGAACGCGCTTTCATTTACCGTGAGTTTAGGCATATTATTATTCCTTTCGTTGGATTATGTGAGGGCAGTGATCTTGCCGTGAGCACCGGGGTGTTTCACGATGAGAGTCAAGGCGCAATCAACGTAGCCGCGTTCGCCACCACCAAGGTTGGGGAGACGGGTCGAGCCAGTTGGGATGAGCTCAGCAATGCCGTAATACTCGGGGTTAACCAAGTAGCCGGTGTCTTTGTTGGTCGTATCCGGAGCGCAGTCAGGATTCATGTTGACGATGGACACGATGCCGTGGTCGGACTCGTAGAGTTCAACCGACAGCTTAATAGACGCCTCGCCGCCATCATAGCTAACTTTGCGAACCGAGTAGTCCGAGCTACCCGAAGTGCGAGCAAAGTCGCTGATAACGCGACGGAGCGATGTGTCAGCAACAAGCGTCAAACCATTGCTCATGCCGGTAACGCGGAAGATGCTGGTGATGAGGTTATTGAAAACGGTTTCCGTGAAGGTCGTGCCGGAGCCCTGAATCGAACCCGCTGGGGTGCGATAGGCTGCTGGAACGTCTGCTGGACCTGCGCTATCAATCCAGTCGCCAAGACCACGAAGGCCGTATGGCGTGCCCGCGCCGTCCTCAATCGAACGGTCGTTGTTGGAGCAGAGGGTAGCCTCGATGTCGCGCTTGATTTCGCGCACCGATTTTGCCTCAGCTTGGGCAATCTTTGCTGGACCAACGCTGTCAACAGCGTTTTGCAAGTCGCTAACCATGTAGTCGCGGCGGAACTTTTGGATATAGTTACCGAGGCGAGCGCGGTTGGAGAATTTGTCCGTGAATGATGTAACGTCTGCACCTTCTGCAACGCCCGTTGTGGTGGGGGCAGCAAGGCTATCGACAGTCCACTCAACGTAGGTAGCGGTAGCTTTGGATTTAGAGGCGGACGAAAGAACTGGTGTCTCCTCGGGGGCGAGGATCGTCAGAACGTCTGTGAGGTCTTCGCGGTTAGAAACAGCGGAGCCGGGATTAGTTGTATCGTAGGTATTAGAAAAGGCCATATTATTAAAAGTTTACTTGCGTTTAGTTTTTTGAAGGGTGCGGAAGGCAATATAGTCGCCTATGCTTCCTGAGTCCATAAGGCGCGTTCGAGCGTCTTTCACGGCCTTTTCGCCCTTCACCACTGGCCGCTCATTAGGTGCGGCATATAGATCGGGACTACCGGGCGGATTGACCTTGTGACCGGGCTTATCAAGACTGATGAGTTTGCGGCCATACAACGAGTTAGCGGCGTGCGCCAACAGGTATGGGAGTTGAGGAGCAATTTCCGGCATCACATCCTCAATATTTTTGAGGCGTGGGTCGGACATCATTGCTTGGTATTGGCGACGAACATCGTTGTCCTCTTGCGAAGACAGCCAATCCAACTCTTTTGTAGCTTGGTTTTGAAAGGCGGAACGTAGCGACTTGCGCTGTTCCTTGGCGTTCAACTCTTTTTGCTGGGCGGGAAGATATTTGTCCCGTGCTTTTCTGGCACGACGCAAATGATCTTTTACCTCAGCTTTGGTAAGGTCTTTGCCATCCACACTGGCGGCAATATCCTCATATCCAAGAGTCTCAGCTTTATCAAGAACATCCTCAGCCCACTCAATAACTTCGTTAACTTGCTCAGATTGTTTACTGAGTTCGTCCGCAGTTTTGATGTGTTCGTAGGGGTTGTTCTCAACCTTTGGCTCAAGGGCGGTTTTATTGCTCTGCTGTTGGAGATAGGACTCCATTTGCGCCATGCGTTCCTCAGCCATTTTTCGTTTGGCCGTAAGTTCCGCAATGCGTTTAAGCAGACCAGATTTACCCTTTTGAGCAAGCTCGGCAATGTCATCATCTGACAATTCCGTTAGGTCAAGTTGTGAAAGAACATCCTTGCCTTTGGTGTTGGTTGAATCCTGAGCTTCGCCACCTTCCTGTGGGTCTGGCGATTCAGTATCTCCCTCTTCCGCTGGCGCGGCCTTAATAGTGGGCTCTTCGTCAATCTCTTGCTTCTGTGTTACAGGAGCCGGAGGCTTGGCTTTAAGCTCACCCAAACGACGAACAGCATATTCGTTCATCGTGATGTTAGACTTATCATTACTCACTGTTGATTTATCGTCCCCAGCGGCGGACGGTGCGACATTAGACATATTATTGTTTTCCGCTGACTTTACGCCACAGCGATTGCGTGGGGCCATCATAGCAAAGATTTTGTTTGCTATTTTGCGACTAGGCATGGAGAAACATTAAACGCCCTTGTAGCTCAGTGGTAGAGCACCAGTTTTGTAAACTGGCTGTCGTAGGTTCAATCCCTATCGGGGGCTCCACTATCTCCCCATCCGTCGCAGCTGGATGGTGTTGAAGCCACCAGCTACGAGGATTTCGTCGCATTGGAGAATACGTCCGCTAATCTGCTGAATCCTATCAGCACTTACGTCATGAAGCTGTTGAATGAGGGCTTCGCGTGTGCTGTGAATTTCTTCAAGGAAATCAACAAAGGTTTCGTTGTGCGAAAGCTGTTCTAGTTTTTTAATGTCCATGAATTAGTATTGTTGTGGGCCGGGGGCCATACCCGAAGGAGCTTGCTGCATACCCTGTGTTTGCATTCCGCCCATTTCGGCGGGAGCTGTGCCAATGCGACCAATCTCAGCGTTCTGAGTTTGCTGCATTTGGAACTGGTATTGCTGGGCATACTTCTGGAAGCGTGCCGCAAATGCCTTATCCTGCTGCAAACGCTGCATAACGTCAGGCTGCTGGCTGTATTGCTGAAGAACCTGCATAGCGATTTGAGCACCATTAGGCCGTGCGCCCACCTCAATGCCAGCGTAAATCTTAGACAAGTCATCTGTGACCTGTTTGACCACTTGCTCTTGGGCTTGCTCGCGTGGACGCAGGATAGCGTCCGCAATGACTGGATTGATGGCTGAGCCGCTAATTTCAAGCAAGGCATCAACGTCAATGCGGCCATTTCTATCAAGCTGCATCAATTGAACAAACTGACCAAGTTGTGTTTCCACGTTGTCTGGGTCGTTGTGCAGAACGTCGTAGTTGATGATTATGTCAAAGTTTTCGTTAGGGTCGCCCTTGCTAAACTTTTGAGGGTCGGAAACGCCTGTTACGCGGAAGAACACTTGATCTGGGCCAAAACGTTGATAGCACTTGTATGACAAGCGCAGAACGTCCCTAACGTGAGTCAGGAACTTATCCACGAAATACTGCTGCTGAATTGTGGACAAGGGATTGCCAACATCCAAACCAATTAGCTTGTCGGCTTGCGTAAGCAGAGTGTTTTCCATCTCCACCGAGCCGGGATTGTATTGTGGCGTTGGGCCGTAACGAATCTCCCCTTGGCGACGATAGGGAAGGAGGCCACCGGGACGAATATCGCTAGGCGGGAAGCCCATTGGATGTTCAATCCACGGAAGGGTAGCAAGCGAGTTGCGGTCTGTGCGGCTATCGCGCTCCACCTTTGTTTGCCACTGGATTCCCTTGAGCAAATCAGCAAAACTTTGAAGATCGTAGAGACGTTTGTTGTCCTCGCTAATCTTTGTTACGACAAATGGGTAGTCTTCGTAGCCGTTTAAAAGCTCATGCTTTGCATAATCTTCTACGTTTTGCTTACCAATTACGTTTCTATGGAAAACGGTGCAATAGATACCCTCCGCGTTGTCCTCATCGACTAAGCGTTGGTAGCAATAAATCACTTCAAACAACTCACTGGCGTCATACGTCGTGGATTTGTAGGTGAAATTGGTGTTGTTGTTATTGTTGTTGATTGGGTCGCCTTCTTCGCCGCAATTCTCAATGACATAATCAACCCAACTCTCATCCCAACCCTCTGTTGCAATTTTGTTCTTGAGCTGCTGGGCGCTCATCAACACACGCCAGAAGCAATAGGGAACTTTCTGTGGGTCGGTGGTGTAAGACGGAAACAAAACATCTCCGTCGGGAGCAATGGCCTGAACCATTGGGCAATCTACGCTGCGCCGAATGATGGGGAACTCAGCATTACCAGTCTTTCGTAAATCATTCAAAGCACGCTTGGCTTTCTTGTCAGTCATTCCGTTGAATTGACCTTTCAAAAGCTCAACCAGTTGGTCGTCGGACTTTTTCTCCAAGATGGCTTTAACCAAATCGGGACTAACCTGTTGGAGCTGATCTAGTGTTAGCTTCTGCTTGAAGATGCGATCTTCCTTCTGCCAGCCCACATAGGTAATCATGATGCCACGCTCAAGGAGGTAGTTGGCCCCAAGTTCCATCTGCCGTTTGAACTGAGGAATATAATTAGCCACCATCCACTTTAAGAAAGCACTAGTAACGCGGGCGCGGCCAATGTCGCCAGACTCAACCGGATAGGCGCGAATGTTGGCGCGGTTAAGCGAAGACATGAACATCGCCACATAGCGATTGATGCGCTCGTTAATGACATGGGCCTCCTGATCGGATGCACCCTTCCACGGGAAGGCATCGCTTCCACCCTTGCGTAAGTCCTCGGACTTCCCTGCCCACAAGTTGCGCCGATTATCATAGGCGTCAGCACACTGGTCAAAATAGAAATTGAGGTCAGTGGTAGTGCGTTCATACGCATTACGGATAGCCATAACATTTGGCTTATCCTGAACGTAAATAAGTGCTTCTTGATTATCGTTTTCCATTTAGGTTTTGTCCAATAGCGCGAATGATGCGGTAGGCTGCACCCTTATCAATTGCTACCTTGTCCGCTAGGACAGCAGCTTCAATTGGTTGGTATTCAGCGTGAAGTGTTCGTTGCAAAATTTCAAAACCCAACAGACGATCAATCTGTTCGTCCTGCCACTTACGGTCCAATGTAATATCAATCTCCAAGCATTTCATGGCGATAGGTAGTTCCACCGGATGAGTCTGTAATTGCGTCAACATTTATTCGTTTGCCCAACAGCTTACCACGGAGTTTGCGAGGGATTGCAACAGGCACCTTGCCTTCATGTCCCTCCAGCTTTGCGTAAACCCATCGTGGGTTGCGTGCTTCCATCAACACTGTTGCCCTAATTCTGTTTGGAACAGCAAGCGGAGCCTCAAGCGATAGCTCAATTAACTCTACAGCTTCTTCGGTGAGGTAGGTGTTCTTTCCATAGCCGGAGTAGTGCAGCCCCTCCTTTAGCTTTGCCGCTTTAATTTTAAGCAGCTCGTTAACTGTCTTGCCCAGCCTGTCGGCCAGCGTGATGATTTTTACTTTAGCCATTAGTATCCGCTCCTTCGTTTTGGTTGTTGTATTGTCTTATCCATCCAGCGTATGCCGTCAATGCACGCATAGCGGATAACGTCTATCGGGTCTTTCCATGCTTCATCCGTTCCGCCGTCTCCCGTGTATTCCTGAAGGGCAGTGATGATGTTCTGGCAATTCTCTGAGACATAGAATCGTGGGCGGTTGAGGCTATCCATCTTCGCTTTACGATTGTAGGCCATCTTGCTTTGGATGGCTTGGATGCCGTCTTCAATGTCCAAACCGGGAGCAGGATTAAATGTCAGCCCGTTGTCAGCCAAGTCTTCGATGATCGAACTCGCCCCGTTCTGCGATTGATACTTGGCTGCGCCAAGGCGCGGGTCAATGAGCCTGTCCAGTATTTCCTCCTTGTCATCCGACTCCGACCGGATGATTAGGTCAACGTAGTTCTTAATGCCGTAGCCAAGCCCCTTGCTTCCGTCTCCACCTATCCATCGTCCTCCATGCCACTTGGCCCAGTCTCCCACATTAACATCCGGCCACTCACGATAGACGTAGTAGGTTTCGCTTTCATCTACGGCTATCCAGCACATGAACCAGTTCTTGCGCCCAGCCGGGTCTAAGATCATGTAGCGTGTTACGTTATCACGCGGTATCTTGTCATGTGGTATGACATTAACCTCCCTAGAGAACATAGGGAACCTAGTGGACGCACTCTTGGTCGGAACCCCGTAGGCTCGCGTTAGAATTTCCTCTTCACCACGGCCCTGTAAGTCCTGAGCAATACGATCATAACCGCCAAACGGATTGTCTTTTGAATGGAAATAAATGATTGCGCTGTTTCCATTCGCAGCGTGCTGAATAAACGGAACTGGTCTATCATTGAGGAGTTCCGCCGTTTTGGTTTCAACAGTTCTTGCTTTCTCAAGGTAGTCTCTAACCACCTCCGTGTAACCGTCAATCGGAGTGAACGTAACAATGACCTTGGCGTTACGGGTAGCCAATCGAAAACGCAGAGTGCGTAGTAGCTCAGGGCCAATAAGGTATTCATCACACCAAGCCCCAATATTGAGCCATACCGGTTCACGACTGCCCAACTCCGCACCTTCCAGAATAGTATCGTTGTTAAGAAATTGAGCATAGGTTTTGAAGATGATGTGGCTCCTAGTCCCCGGCAGGATTAGACTACTCTTGGAGAACCCGTTCTTCCGTGTGTAGCTAATGTTCTCCTCCGCACTAAGGGTTTTCTTTCTAAGCTCTTCAGGGAGAGCATCGTATATGGCGCATTGTTGCTGGCGAATAGACACGTCTGCGTTCTGCGCGAAGCACATAATGACACTACCGGGATTGTCCATTGCAGCCTTCACCACCGCTGTTGCTGCCCACGTTGTCTTAGACGATCTATTGCCGCCGCTCACAAGTATCTCATTGAAAGACTCTAACAACTCCTCTGCCTTCTTCCAGTGGGGAAGTTTAAATCCATACCTGTAAGGGTCTCGGATGCTGTTCTCTATCGCCTGATGGTAGATGTCGTAGAGACTAGCTAGAACTTCCGGCTGCATTTGCGCCATCTCCTCATTGGTTGGTGGCGCGAGAATGGCGTGTTTCCTCCAAATCATATCTCAACAGCCTCCTTCTGAAGCGCGGCCCTAGCATCAGCTATAGCCTTCATAGCATCCTCCAAGCTAGGCTTCCCGGCCTTATGCTCTACCACCACCTTGTTCTCCCCTATAGCCTGCATACCCTTATCCACGGCTATCCCGTAGGAAAGAACCAAGTCTCGAATGTTCACCTTAGCCAAAGCATCTGGGTTGTTCGCCAGCATCTCTAGCTTCTGTTTAGCCAACAACCTCAGCCCCTCTGCCATCTCAAACCCATCAGCCGCCAACTGCTTTCGTCTCACCTCAATCGCCACCTCATGCCGCGCCTTCACCTTACTAATCTGATTGAACGAGAAGCCTGTAGCCTCAGCTATCTCCTCCCACGTATTCCCTTCCGCTAGTTGCTCCAAGCACAGCATAGCCTTCGTCGGCTCTCGCGCCTCTAGGGTGCGACAATCACTGTCCACTAGGGAGGACAATAGAACGGGGCTGATGTTCTCTAGGCTCATACTTTAGACAAATAGATCATAATCGACTTATACTTTAAACAATCCAGACATAGAATGCCAAACAAAAACAATGAAAAAAAGTCTTTCATCGTTATCCTTCGCTTGCGTATGGATTGTAACCAGCCCCCAAAATTTCTGTCAAGCCATTTGTTCAACTATGTTTCCCCGTCTTCTTCAACTATGTTCTACGTTCTCCTTTTAGGAAGGACCATTTACAATATTCCCTCCTTTTATGAGGGACCATTTGAATTATTTTTTTATGGGGGCGTTCTGACCAATTACAATAACCCCACCCCCCCCAAGCCCGACCCCCCTCCCCCCCCTGCTTGGTTGTAGGGGTGAGACAAGGTATGTCCTACCTATCGGCGGCAGGCCATAGGGTGAGACAGTCGATGTCCTACCCATCACGGCAAAACGATAGGTGGGACAGCCTATGTCTCAGCCTCAAGGGCTTAATGCGACAGAGTCTCAGTCGCGAGACGGTTATTCGCGTAAGGGAGGTGAATGGATTCAGGCGGGGGATTGACGGCGAGGATTCAGGCGGGCGGGCAGTCCATACCTAGCGTTGGCCGTTGGCTCTCTTCCTTTGTGCTTACGCTATCCCTAGCCTTTTGCTCTGCTCTTACAGTGTGAGGTATTAGGGGCCGCGCGTTGGATGCCCGAAATGAATTTTAACCCTTTGACATTGCTTCACTTGCGTCTCTCGCTATTCTTTTTTCACAAAAAGACTTGCAATCGCTCACACGCTCGCACACTCTCACCGCATAGCCAACGCACAACGCAGAGGCAACCAAAAACAGAAAAGGAAAACACATCATGGAAACGAAACACGACAAGATTGCCAAAGCCGCCGCAAAACTCGCCTCCGCCTTTCTTCACCGAAACGCAAATATTCGCACCGCATATCGGGACGCGCACCGCACGCTTCGCTATCACTTGAACAGAACAGCGGAAGACTTAGCAATTGCGGCCAATCGTTCTGAGTCTTGGATGAACTCATAACACCCCGCAAACCCAACCCCAACCCTGCCGACACTCGGCGGGGCTTTGGGCTGAACAGAAACCCAAAACAGAAAGGAAAACAAATGAATCCATTAGAAACACTCCGCTATCACGTCACGGGCGCAATTGAACGCGGAGAAAAGCAAGCAATCGCTGGCATTACTTCGCGCAAACACTTTGAGAAAATGACGTGCGGAAACGTCCTTGCGGAAGTGTTGAAAGAAGTAGCGCGGGCAAATGAGGCCCTTTCAAAGGGTGATTCGATTGGTTGCAAGATTCACTTGGAATACGTTGAAACGATTATTGACGACGCTTGTTATCAATATGGCTCTTCAGCGGTGTTTGGAGTTATGGAAATTTCTGCCCTCACCAAGTAAACACCCCATAAAACAGAAAAGGAAACAAATGAACACCCGGGAAATCTATCACTTATTGCGCCGCCAATATCGCACGGCGAAACGCGATTTGCTAGCTAACAACGCAATTGCCATTTGCCAACAGGCCAACAGCGCGTTGAGAAAGCTCACCAAAAGTTGGGACGTCGGCTTAATGCCGCCGTGCAACCCTAATTACTACAATATCTCGACAGAATGGGAGACAAAGGGAAATCGCCGCACGCTTTTCGTCTCTCGCTCGCTCACTAATTGGCTGAAAGCTTAACACCCCGCAACTCCCAACCCCCAACCCTGCCGACACTCGGCGGGGTTTTGGAGTGCCCGGGCATGACGTCCGGGGAAGGCAACGCTAGAAAAAGACTAGGGAAAAACACAATGACAACGGAAGAAAAAAAAGACGTTTATAGCATCATCACGGAACGCATCGTTTCCCAATTAGAAGCGGGGACGGTTCCTTGGCGCAAACCTTGGAAAGCGCAAAACGGCGGCAACCCTGCAAACTTTGGAAGCCGCAAATCCTACCGGGGCATAAATTGGTTTCTGCTATCCTTTTCCCCTTATTCGTGCCCGTTTTGGCTCACTTACAAACAAGCCGCCGAATTGAAGGGAAGCGTGCGGAAAGGGGAAAAGGGGACGCCGGTAGTCTTTTGGAATTGGGTTGATAGCAAAACAGAAAAGGACGCTACCGGCAAGCCGAAGAAAATCCCCTTCCTGAAGTATTACACGGTTTTCAACGTTGAACAGTGCGACGGCATAGCATGGGCGGCAGAAAAGATTGAAGGGGCAACCTTTAACCCCGTAGCAGAGGCGGAAAAGATTGTTTCCAATATGCCAAGGGCTCCCAAATTGGCACACGGCGGCGACAGAGCATATTATCGCCCGTCAACAGATAGCGTGCAAATGCCAAAAGCCGAAACGTTTGACACGTCCGGAAACTACTATTCCACACTTTTCCACGAATTAGCGCACGCAACGGGGCACGAAAGTCGGTTAAACCGTAAAGGGGTTGCAGAGGTTGCGGCGTTTGGCGGGGAAACCTACGCGAAAGAGGAACTAGTCGCGGAGATGGGCGCGGCGTTCCTTTGCGCTGTTTCGGGGATTGACAACACCTTGCCCGCTTCCGCCTCTTATATTCAGGGATGGCTAAAGCAATTGAAAGAGGATGCCAAGCTAGTAATTCACGCCGCCGCGCAGGGACAACGGGCCGCCGATTTCATTTTGGGAAAGATGGAAACGCACGCCGATTGATTAACCCTCAAACACAATCAAAAGCCTGCTCCCGTTAATGGGGCGGGCCTTTGGGGTGAACACTTATGAACACACACACACACACACACACGCCGGGCAACTGGTTTGCCGACATTTGCAAAAATAACTCCTCCCTTTCGAGCGTTCATTCTTTTGGAGAAATCCCGGAGTTGATGCGCCCTTGGAATGTTGCAATATGCACGGGACCGCAAGCCAACGCAAACGCCCGTTTGATTGCAGCCGCGCCGGCGTTGCTTGAAGCTTTAGAGGATGCCGCGTTTTTGATGCGTATGGCGGCAAAAATTGCCGGGCCTATGCAAGACAGTTTTAAGCGTAGCGCGGAAGATGCGGCTAAAGCCATAGCCAAAGCGGAGGGCGTGAAATGAGCACGACGATCAACACATTAAAAAATCTCTGCGAATTGATAAACATCGCCACGGGTTCGCCTGCGACGCCTTACACGCGCACGGAAACCGGACTAACTGCAAACATCGGAAACTTTCATCTCTCACAAGGTTACGGCGGGGTATGCGTGCATAGAATTGCAAATGAGGATGGCGGAATCACAACACCGATTTGGGCAACATACATTTCTAAAAAGGCGGCGGAGGGTAATATGCGCGCATATTTGGCGGGATGTGAAACGCGAAAAGCGAAGGGCAACGCATGAGCGCACCCTTTCAACCCGGCCAACGGGTAACGCCTAGCGAATATAGCTTGCGGCCTGCCCGCGATAGTTGGTTGCGTGCCGGTAGCCCTCAACTTAAGACAGCCTATTTGGATGAATATGAGAAGCGAAAGGCAACCATAGGAACGGTGGTTTCATGCGAGAAGGGGAAATATGGTTACGGCGTGCAGGTAAAGACCGATGCCGGGGCCGTGCATCAATCCATGCCCAATCTTTGGGAGGAGGTCGCATGAAACGCGCCCTTTTCATCCTATGCCTTGCCGTGTCTGCCTTGCCCGCAAGGGCGGGGCTATGGGAGGCTGTTTGCCGTGTCGAAAGCAACGGAAACCCGCTTGCCGTAGGTGATGGCGGACGTGCGGCGGGAATAGCTCAGATATGGGCGATAACCGTAAAGGACGTTAACCGAATAGCGGGGACAAAATACACCCCAAATGATAGGTTCGACCCCGAAAAATCACGGCAAATGTTTCGGCTTTACACTGAACACTATGGCAAGGGCCAATCTGACGAGGTAAAAGCCCGAATTTGGAACGGCGGGCCTACGGGAAACAAAAAACGGGCAACAATTGCTTATTGGAACAAAATCAAAAAACACCTATAAAAAATGAAAACACATGACGAGATAAATGATGAAATGCGCGAACAAATAAACATGAAATTCCCTCGGCCTAAGGGCGGATTTTCATCTATGGATGAGGAAGACGCATGGCGCGAATCGCATGAGAAGCGGTTTATTGAATTGGTCTTTAGCTATAAACACCCATGACAAGACTTATTCTCAACGCCGCGCTTTGCCTGCTTTCCATCGGCGCGCTAGTCCTATGCCTAGCCGTAAGGCTTCTCAGATGACGCCTAAGCCCTACAGACTGCCCAAGGTGAGGCTTGTCGGCCTAGTTAACCCTCGCACCCTCGCAAGCCTGCAAGCGTGGCGTAAAGCCTACGGAATACCCATTGGGGAGAGCCTAGATGCACTCTTCGATCATGCCATGCGGGGTGAAGGGGCGTTTATTTTCCGTCTTCCGGTAAACGGCAATCCTTTGCCTGATAACTCAGATAAACCTCAATAAATGACACTATGACACTTATCAACCTCATCGGCCTAGGTTTGGCCGTTCTAATTATCCTCCAATTGCTCGGTCTAATCGTCCTCTGGCAAATTTGGCGCAAAGACGATGACGACAGTTGGGAATTGTAACAAAAACTGCAGAAACTTAGTCAAATATAACAAAAATCGCTTAGATATAACAAAAAAACACATGAAACTAACTGAAATGACACCGAAACAATTCTGCGACGCAAAAAACGCTTGCAACGAGGGGCGCAAATTCGCCCTTAAATATCAATCCATGAGCGAGGTTTGGGACAATTGCCCAAAAGTTGATTGGCTCTTATGGATCACCGACAAAACCGGACGACCGGACGACCGAACACTTAGGTTGTTCGCGGTCTGGTGTGCTCGAAACACGCCGTTGCCCGATGGCCGAAAAACAGGGGACTTAATAACTGACCCGCGATCACTTTTCGCGCTTGACGTGGCTGAACGATTTGCAAATGGCAAAGCAAGCGCGGCTGAATTGGCTGCTGCGGGGGATGCTGCGTGGTATGCTGCGCGGGATGCGGGGGCTGCTGCGGGGGCTGCTGCGTGGTATGCTGCGCGGGATGCGGGGGCTGCTGCGGGGTATGCTGCGGATAAGGCTCAGGCTACCCAATTTCGCGCCATGGTTAAAAACCCTTTCACCCAATAAAACACATGAAAACAGAAAACGAAACACCATTAAGAGCAGAAATTGGCACCCGCAAAATCTGCTTCCCCTACCACGTTGGCCAACTGCAGGCCCTTTTACGCTATTGCCTGCCCTACGGGGTGATACCGGGGGTGACGATCACGGATAAGGCCGCGCTTAACGAATGGGTAGAAACGGAAATTGAACGCTGCATTCAAGAGGCAGAACAATTTGAGAAGGAGGCATTCAGTCCCTTAACCCCAACAGAGATTGCAGACGTAGAATCGTCGATGGACGCCATTTACAAACAAAGCGCGAAAGTGCCCTACAAACCACTTGACACTGAACCTATGGTATAATCCCCTCGTTAGGTAGCTGTACAAGAGCCTACGGACATTTCATTTTTCCCGCCTGCCGACGGAGGGAATCTTCAGAAAAGCCCCTTGGTACTTGTACTGCCAAGGGGTTTTTTACTGCCCTGAAAGTAAGACGTACCGTTAAGGGGACGTATAAGCCATGTTGCACCTTACGCCTTAAACGGCGACACACTCAGCTTTGCTAGGACAGCGCGAAAATCCGTTCCCCAACTTTGAAGATTCGAGGGAGGGCGGTATGGAACTCCCTCTGGAGGATCATTTGGCAGCTAAGCGCATACCGAAGCCCTGATTCTTTTGGGGTGGTGCAAACGGGACTCTCAGACATTGGCCTAACGGCCTATGGAATCTTCTCTGTCGGATATTTGGCAGCTTATTACCTAGCCGCGAATTGCGTAGCGGCGTCACAAACAAGAAACAAAAATGCGGGAAACCCCTTAAAGGGGGTTTTTCGCCTCATTTAAACATGAATCAAGAAATAACACCTCAAGAAACAAGCATTAGTCCTGAACATTCAGTCTTAATGCCTAAAGAGATAGTCATTAAGAATCGAATTAGATTGCCAACGAAACGTGGCTGGGCGGCCATGAAGGTCGCAGACCTGTTCAAAGCACAAAAAACGTTACGAGAGCTCTGCCGGGATCATGGGGCTCCGCTCCACCTAGCAAGACACTATCTCTACCAAAATAAAACAAAATGAGCACAGCCAGCACTTGCCTAGACCTAATCTTTCGTCATGCTCCGCGCCTTATGCGCGAAGGTGGGGGACCAATCGAGGAGGACAGGAAAACTAACAAGCTCTCAGCCAAAACGATTTTCGCTATTCTCGAAATGCGAAAAAGTGGTATGCCCATCAAACAAATAGGTAAGGAGCTGGGCGTAAGTAGGGCCGCAATTCAGGTCCATTGCCGAAAGAACAACGTAAAGCCTTTATGAACATATCAGAAACGATGGCTTCCGTCAGATTTTTGATGGGAAAATACTACAAACGATTTGCGGACAACCCTATTGCACAGGGGAAAAGCCGGGAGTTTGCTTCACGGCCTAGAATTGACGCCGAAAAAGCGTTAGCCGTTGTGCAAGACTGGCGAAAGGGGCTTAGCCGAAAGGATTTATGTAAGATACACAGCCTTTCCTTGCCCTCGGTTGATCGATTGGTGAAGGCAAACAAGGACAACCACTCACCCACGTTAGATAACATAAGCTACAAAATAAAAAAATGAACACTGAAAAACAAAGAATTGCCATCGCGGAAGCGTGTGGATGGAAGAACGCTGACCATCCCGACGCAATGAAGCTCAAGCAGGGTTGGATAATGCCAGAGAAGTGGTGCATGGACCCAAAGGGCGTTTTGCGCTTTAACCATCACAGGCCCGACTACCTCTCCGACCTTAACGCTATGCACCAAGCGGAGAGGGTGCTGACGCAACAGCAGCGGATTGAATATGTCCGCGAGCTTGGTTACATTTGGACAGGTCGTAACGACAGGGCGATTCCGAACTGGTGGTTTGTCCACGACGCCACTGCCATCCAACGCGCAGAGGCTTTTCTCCGCACGATTGGCAAATGGGAGGATGACAAATGAACAAAGAATCCATCTTCATAGGGGCTTGCTTGGCTTGCCCCGAACTCATAGACGACGGCATAGCGCAGGGACTCAGCAACGCGGCGTTCGGCACCGCCCACCGCACCCTCTGGCAGACCCTTGTGGGGCTGAGAAGCAAGGCGCAACTCACCGACTGTAACAGTGTCTATCTAGCTTTGGGCGATAAGTGCCCAGCCGATGAGCTATTTGCGGCTGAGAAAGCCTGCCAAAGCTCAGTGACCGGCAAGAAGGCATTGAAGAGCCTGATATGGGAAGGACAGTTGGCCACCCTCAAGCCTGCCCTTCAGGACACGATTGCTTGCGTTTTACGGGGCGGGAAGGCTGAAGAGGTGTCAACACTCGTGGAAGGGCTACAAACTCACTTAAAACCCACAGAAAGCGAGGCTCCGAGCCTAATCCAGCTCATAACGGAGGTTAAACTCTGGGCTGAACAGGAAATTGCGGGGACTAGGGACAATAGGGACCTCGTAACTACCGGCCTACCTAGCTTCGATAAGCTCGCTTCGCCTATGGAAGCACATGAATATGTGGTGGTGGGGGCGCGGACCAGCATAGGCAAGTCCTCGTTTATGAGCCAAATCGCTTCGCACAACCTCAACCGGGGGCTTAGAGTGGCCTACTTCACCCTTGAAACCTCAGCCGGGGCGGTGGTCAAACAAATCGCGGGACAGCGCAGCAAGGTGAATTTGCGTCAGATAAACCAAGAATTGTCAGATAAACAGCAGGAATATTTCAAAGCCCTTAAAAGACTAGGCGAGCAACACCTGAGAGTATTCGACAAGGATATGACTGTTGGCCAAATCGAATCTCGCTGTCGTCTATTGGCCGCAAGCTGGAAGCCTCAGCTAGTAATCATTGACTACCTCGGGCTAATCAGGGGCACCGATGGCTCAGCCTACGAACGCATGGGGCAGTTGTCTAAAGCCATGATACCGCTACGCAAAACCCTTGGATGTGTTCTTATGGTGGCGGCTCAACTCAACCGCTCCAACGAACGGGAAGATCGTGCGCCAACTCGTAGCGACTTTCGGGACGCTGGCTCCATTGAGGAAGACGCGCACAGAGTCATTGCCCTCCACCGGCCTAGCAAGAGCCACACTGGAAACGTGCAAGAACTAGGGCAATCCACCTACGACTACGAACTCCTTCAACTGAAGCTCAGGGATGGACCGCTGGCATACAGCCGCATCAAATACTTCGCGCCCCATACATGGTTTTACGAGGAACAGGCATGAAGCAATACGATCTTTTCGGCAACGAAATTAGCATAGAAAAGGCGACGGAGAAACCAGTTGCAAAAGTTGAAGAAAAAAAAGAAGAAATAACTCGACACGAATCAATCAATCGTCCTTTCTCCGTTCTTCGGATAGATAAAGAAACAACGTGGATATTCCACGAAACCTAAAAACAGATGCATATAAATATAGAAAACACACGCTTGCTAGGAATCGGAGAGACTGTTCTCCCCACGGACTTCTGCTTTATTGACGGCGACTTCATGTTGGTGGACCACCCAGAAGTGGGCCACATCGTTGACGGTGACGAGATGTATGAATACAGGCGCGGCCTCCAAGGTTGCCCCTACGAAGCAATGTGCGCCGAACTCGGCCTCAACACTCAGCAAGCCAAGAACTCTTTTCGTAGAATCTGCGAAGAACTCAAGAACCTAAAAAACAATGAATAAGACACTCCAAGAACTAGCGAACACGGCACCGGGAACTTTCTTTTCCGGCACCTTCCAAGCAAATGTGAGCGGCTGTAAAGCCGTGAGCACTAAGGCAGGCAAAACCTTTTACAAAGCCAACCTGTCAGGTGATGGCGTAGAAGTCTCCGCCACCTCGTTTAGCCGCGATCTTTCTCCGCTTGAGGGTAAGCTCGTTAAGTTCGGCGGCATGGGCATCAAGCGCGGCGACGACTATCAGGGGAAGGGTCAAGTGGTTTTGGGCGATAAGTCCATCATCAGTCCAGTAGGAGAGGCAACCCAATCCGCGCCAGCCACAACGGTTACAGGCACCCCAACGCAATACACCCAAAGCCCGCGCATTGAGGGTGTAACGGTAGGCATGGCTATCAACAAAGCCGTGGACATCCTCATTCCGAGCGGTGTCCATATTGACGAGACCTCAGTTTGGCAACATGCCTCCATGCTTATCCGCGTGGCCCAGAAGCTCCAATCTGGCAACCTTGCACCAGAACCCAGCAACGAACCCTCCGAAGAACAGCCCTACTAATTTGTCGCCGGTATCGACTTAAACCAGAACCCTCCGAGCCCGACCGTGGGCGTGCGAAAATACGCGGTCAATAAATAAACATGAACAAAAACGACTATCTAATGGCCCACTCTCTAGGCAGACTCTTAGGAGCCTGTGAGTTTGTAGGGCTTTACGGCAAGGAACAGGGAGTCGATGTGCTCCATGAGCAGTTGCAAAAACTTGCGGCTCTCAGCAAAGAAATCTCAGCAGACCTAGAAAAAAACAAACAACCATGAGCGAACACTATTACACCTTAGACGGTAAGCCTTGCCACACGCAGGCCACAAAGAAGGGGGCCAAGAACCCCACCCGTCCCACCAACTTAAAGGACGCGAGGGAGCAGAAGCTCCTGCCTAGCGTTACAGCCTACACGAAGATGCTCGCCTCTCCCGGCCTAGAACGCTGGAAGATGAGCAAGGTGGCGGAAACTTGCTTCCAGATGCCTCCGCACCCCGGTGAGGAGATGGGGGACTACGTTAGGAATATGCTGGAGAAGTCCAAGCAGGACGGCATGGGCGCAGCCGATCTTGGGACAACGATTCACGCGGCCATTGAGGGCAAGACGAGGGGACAAGACTACTTCGACCATGAGGTAGCTCTGACTGAGGAGCGTAGTTGTATGCTGTCTGAGCTAGTGGAACCAGCCTTCTCTAAGCTGGAAAGCCTGAGCATTAAGGTAGTCAAGGCTGAGACCGTTCTCGTAAACGCTACGCAAGGCTACGCGGGGACTACGGACGTAGTGTTTGAGAGTCCCTACGGCAAAGGAATCCTCGACTGGAAGAGCAAGCGGACAAAGCCGGAAGAACCCATCTTTCCCGGTGAAACCCATCCCATGCAACTTGCGGCCTACTGGATGGCACATTTTTGTGACAGCTTCTTCACCGATGCTATCTGCATCAATGTCTATATCTCGACCACAGAACCGGGCCGCATTGACGTAGTGAAGTATGACCGAGAAGCGTTAATGGAGTCCTACAAAGACTTCCTGTGTCTCACACGTTTATGGAGACGCCAGAACAATTACGACCCGCGAGTAGCGTAAACTACTTCTTGCCGAAGAAGAAGAAGAGCAAGGGGCTTAAACGAGTAAGCTCCAAGCAATCGGCAAGGAACAAGCAATACACCAATCTGAGGCGCATATTTCTGAAGGAGTCGCCCTTCTGCGCCATATGCAACCAACCAGCCACGGACATCCACCACAAGGAAGGCCGAGGCTCTAAGACCAACGAAACAACGACATGGCTGCAAACCTGTCGTTCCTGCCACACCAACATACACAACCACCCTAGCTGGGCTAGGGAACAAGGCTACCTATTATGAAACCAAAAATTAACCAGTTAATCAACCACATGCTCGGGGACTGCATCCATTCGGAGAACCCCACCGATCTTTACAACGCCCTAGTGCGCTTGGAGAAGGGCTCTATCGCCCTCCTCAACATTGCCCGCATTCACGAACTGGAACACTACATTCCGGACACCGGCCATGAAGTGTGAACTGATTGGACGCTCGCAGATAGAATGCGAATCCGCCGACCGGGACGTAAAATACACCATTGACCTAGACGAGAATTGTCCAAACGGAGCTTGTAATTGCGCCGACTTCATGACTCGCTGTCAGAAGGAATGGGACAAAACAAAGAAAGTGGTGGAATACGGCAACCCTCAACGAACCCGATGCAAACACATAAACGCAGCAGTAATGTTCTTAGGTAACACAGTGATAGCTAGTTTTAACAAATAAAAACATGAACCCACCCGACCAACCCACCCTCGCGCCGACGCCGCGCACGGATGCTGAGCAATGGGAAACCGTTGACGAGGTCCGCTGTTTTGCCCGCACTCTCGAACGCGAACTCACCGAAACCGAACGCCTGCGCTTTGGTGCAGATGCAGATCGCCGCCGCCTCCGCGCCGAGGTGGAGCGGTGGAAAACCGTTGCCGCGCAGATGACCGCCGAGCGCGAGCACAACGCCAACGAAGCGAGCCGCCTCCGCACCGAGGTAGATCGGTTGAACGACATAATCAACCGTGCCAGCGTGCAATTCTTTCACGATGGAACAGACGGGGAAACAGCCGCAAAAATGCTTACAGTTCTCAACGAGGCAAAACCATGAACCCACCCGACCAACCCACGCCGCGAACCAACGCCATCGCGCATAGAGGCTACCCAGAGCCTGCATACATTGTGGAAATGACCGACTTGGCTCGCATCCTCGAACGCGAACTCACCTCCGCCCGGTCGGAACGCGACCTCGCCATCACTCGTGTCGCTTGCATCCTTTGGTCTGGCGCAATCGATAAGCACACCTGCGGCGACGTGCAGAAGTGGGCCGACTATTACACCGCCGAACTCACCCGCCTCCGCGCCGAGGTGGAGCGGTTGACGGCCAAAATCGGAAACCAAGCGGATAGGATACGCTATCTTGAAGGCGCGACCAACCACGCTACAGGCACGCCGCTCTCTAAGGCCATCGCCCGCGCCGAGAAAGCGGAGGCTGCGTTTGCAGACCCGCACACCCTGCACGCTCACTGCCTCCGCACGCTTACCGAGGGCCAGATCGCGCACTTGTTCGGCGAGCGTATGACCGCAATCGTCAACCGCGCCGAGAAAGCCGAGGCTGACAACGCCAAGTGGCAAAAGCTACTCCTCATGTCCCGCGACGACCGCGAGATTGACTTGATTAGCGAAATTGAGGAGCAAGCCCGCCTGCTCGGTATGTCAGGGGAACGAGAAGCCGACCTATCGGGAAAACTTGGACGTCTTGAAAGCGAACTCGCGGCCATTAAACATGGGCATGGAGAGCTTGGGAAATATGAACAGCTAAGGCTAAAAAACGCGGAGCTTCAGAGGGATAAAGCGCGGCTGGATTGGCTGGAAAGTCCAGCAGGCTTCGACTGGCAGTGGAACTCCGCACATAGCGTGCTCGTGCGTCGCGCCGCAATCGACGCGGCCATGAAAGGCACGCCATGAACCAACCCCGCACCTACGCCATCCTTCAAGCTAAAGCCTCCCTGCTCTCCAGCATGGGGTTTAGACTAAAGCTGTGGCAAGATGGCGAACTCTGGAGATGGCAATGGAACAACGGGCTGGCTGGATTTACTGACGCTCAGAGCAAAGAGATTGCCCTAATTTTCGCCTTAGAAAGCGTATGATTTTCCCCGTGCTATTGCAAGCCGAGTCTCAGGAGTATAGCTTCCCAATGGGTTGCGAAAGCCTGAACACAGCGCATGGACGCTTAGGGTGCTGGAAATTTCCGGCCCTTCCATGCGGCGGGGTCTGTTTTAACCTATGAAAACACAAGATCGAGATTACTTCAAAGAAGAATGCAAACGCTTACAAGCTGAGCTTCGTTATCGGTGGCAAACCGACCACCCGCTCGCGCTCGCAGCTCGCAGAGAAAACCAGAAACTCTACCGTAAAGACGGGAAGCGTTTTGTCAGAGTTAACGACCCCTATGCCCTTGATGGGCTTGGAGAGGGGTTTTGGCTCATTAAAATAGAGGATGGATGCACATCTATTCGTCAGGAAATAGTGCCGGATAAGGTGGCTATCCACGCCGCCGCAATCTCAATGGAGGATGATCTTATTACCATCATTGCAGAAGCTTGTGAGGCTAAGCCTGTAAAACTTGTTTTGTCAGACGAGGAGAAGAAGGATTGGGAGTGGTTCATCGCTAAACACGGTAAGAGTTTTAGTGTTCTGAATTACCCCTCGTTTCAGAAAACAGCTGAAGAAATCATTAAAGTGCTAACCGGCAAAGCAACCGATAAACAATGAATGACAAGCCCTACTGCAATGGACAATGGACTGCGGCTCGCAAGAAGAGCTTCATCACCTCTGCCTTGCGTAGGGCTTCGTCTCGTTGGGCTCCTAAGTTTACTTCCAAGAAAAACGCTAGGACTGCCAGAAACACATACACCTGTTCCCTGTGCTCAAAGAGTGTAGGGAATAAGGACATAAAGATAGACCACATCCACCCCGTAGTTGACCCTGTTAAAGGCTGGGTGAGCTGGGATAGCTTCATTGAACGCTTGTTTGTGGAGAAGGAAGGCTACCAAGCCCTTTGTGTAGCCTGTCACCAGATTAAGACATCAGAGGAAAGACTTGTCCGTAAAGCTGCTAAACTCAAATAACATGAAGAAATTCGTCATAGTCGCAGACATTCACGGCAACCATGCAGACCCTCAAGCTACCGCCGCCGCCCTAGCCTTCACCAAAGACTTCAACCCCGAGATACGCATCATTGCAGGCGACC